CGGCCGAGCTGGCGAACAAGGCCGACAAGGTCGTCGGAGCCGTAGCTGGCAATCTGGCTATGCTCGACGCTACGGGCAACCTCGCGGATAGTGGCATAAGTGCCGACCTCGACGAAACGGTCAGCGGGTCGGTTATAGAGTTTAACTCGGACGAGTCCGTACCGCTCAAGGGCGCCCTCATTAAAGGGAAAACGGCGGTGCTTAATCAGCTTGCAAATCCGACGAACGGGGCAACAACAGACCTTTCGTTTACGGTGAGCGATGGAGTGCTTACCATCAACGGCACGACCGTTAACGCGAACTACAAGACCATATCGGCAAGCGGTTACAAGACCATTATAGGGCATAAGTATTATGTCGGAGCAGACCACACGCTTTCGGCAGACGAGGGACTTTATGTCTATAACGATGGCGGCGGGATTGTTTGTGGCTATAACAGCAAGGAAATAATCGGAACGGCTACGGCTGAAAAACCGTTTTATATCGTGTTCGCAAGTGGCAAGACTTTCAGCAACACGACTTTGCGCGTAATGATAATCGACCTCACCGCTTGCGGCTTCACTTCCGACGAAACCGCTTCCGTGGACGCACTCAAGGCCGCTTGGCTCTCAAAGTTTGGCTATCCGCTTCCGCAGTACATTCCCTACAATGCGGGGAGCATAGTCAGCAACAACGCGGTGTACCAGTTGACGGGGAAGAACTTGCTGACAAACGGCACGGACACAACAAACGGCTATGTGTCGGGGTACTACCTTAAAAACGACGGAACGACCGCGGCGGCGGCGGGCTATAACATCAGCGAATATATAAGGGTCGCGCCGAATACAGGCTATGTAATGTCGTGTAGCGGAAGCGCAAACGCCCCGTCTGTATGTGCGTATGACGCAAGCCACAACTTTATAGCGGGCTACAACTACGGCGGCACGAACAAGATTATATTTACCACGCCCGACAACGCGGCGTATGTCAGGGCTTCTATTGACACAAGCGGCACTAACCAGTTTGAAAAAGGGTCTGCCGCCACGACCTACGAACCCTACTTTAACGGCGGCTCAATAACCGCAGACTCGCTTAACGGCTTCGAGGGAACGGATATTTACGACACGCAGAGCTTCACCGAGAAGCGGAGGATGTGCGGGAAGGACGACCTCGGGACGCTGACATGGGAATATATCGCGGGGGCAACCAATGCAAGATTTAAGGCAACCCCTTCGACTTCTCCGAAGATACCCGCAAGCTCCACGACAACGCCGAACGCCCTTTGTGCAAAGTATGGAACGTCTAATTATGCCGAGATTTACGGGGGCGAAGATAAGGCGGTCGGAATAGGCGCGGACGGGAATATATATATTCGCGACACGGCCTACACAGACGCGGCGACCTTCAAGACCGCTATGTCGGGCGTATATTTGGTCTACGAACTCGCCGCCGAAACCACCGACACCACGACCCCCGCTATATTAACAACACAGAAGGGCTACAACCTGTTAAGGACGGTCAGCGGAGATATACAGAGCGCGCCCGCTACCCTGACCTTGTGGAAGGGCCTCGGAGCAATAATCGCCAAAGTCCTGTCCGACTTGGGGGTGATCTAAATGACCGTGTGGGAAATCATTTCTCCATACCTCTCGGCAATAGTCCTTATAGGCGGGGTCGTTGCCGTTATAGCGAAATGGATTGCCCCCGCCTTGAAACTTGCCGATAATGTCAAACGCCTCGGTGAGCGGGTCGAACGCCTTGAAGAACACGACAAGAACGACAAGGAAACATTCAAGGAAATCGACCGCTTCCAAAAGGCGCAAGTCAAGGCGACCCTCTCAATGGTCAATCACATGATAGACGGGAACGGTATCGAGGCTTTACGCCGTTCCCGCGACGAATTGCAAGACCTCATTCTGCATTAAGGAGGCAGACTATGAAACTCTCAAATAGGACCTACGACATACTCAAATGGGTCGCGCAGATTTTTCTGCCCGCACTCGGAACGCTCTACTTCGCCCTCTCGCAGATATGGGGTCTTCCCTACGGTGAGCAGATTGTCGGCACGATAACCGCCGTTGACGCTTTTCTCGGTATGCTCCTCGGCATATCTTCGGCGCAGTACAAAAAGGGCAACGAATGAACTCCGACATAGCACTACTCGCTTTCGCGCTAATCGTTATCTTCGCCGCATATATCGAATGGGGTGATTGAAATGTCCACCATCAAATGCCAGTTGTGGCTCCCGTCAGGAGCAATCGAAACGACCGAACTGGACTCCGAGTTTTATATCCTTCCGAACTTCCGAGTGTGGGAGATAGCCAACAATCAGGCCGAGGAGGAAGTCAAACTCGTCATTCCGTCGAAGTGGTCGTGGAAGCTACTTCAAATGCTCCAAATAACCCGAAACCACCTCGGACGCATTGATGTGAACTCCTTTTACCGCACCGAGTCCTTCAACGCTTCCGTTGGCGGCGATACTCGCTCCTGCCATCTCATCTCGGAGGCCGTGGACATTTCACGCCCGAACCAAACCCCGAAAGAACGCGACGCTATGATTGCTTGGTGGTCGTCCCTCTGCGACGCTTTCGACGAAGTGGGGGCGATAGGACTCTACTCTTGGGGGTATCACCTCGAAATCGGTTCGGACAGACGGTTCGGGCAGACCGCCTTTGCGGTGCGAAACTATCTGAACAAATAAGGAGCGACTATGGCGTACAACATACTGATCCTCGACCCGGCGACCTACCGAGTCTGGCTGTCCGGTCAGAACTACAACACAACGACCCGGCTCTCGGTCCGGGACTGGTGCATACACGAGGACGCAGAGCTCTGCTTCAACCTCGGAATGTTTGATATGGGCTCCGGACGGGGTATCACCTACGTCCACACGCCTCACGGCGATCTGGGCTACGGCGGAGCCTCGGACAAGCTGGAGCTCCCGGGCGGGTACGCCTGCCAGGGCTACTCTAACGGCATAAAGGCCGGGAAGATCTCGATCAACAAGCCCCTCGGAGGATCTCGGACCCGGAACGGGATCGGAATCACCGACCGCGGGCACATCATAATCGCCCAGAGCGGCCACAAGGTCACGGAGGCGACATTCTGCGGGGCGGTCAACCAGTACGTCCTCGCGAGGTCCCAGACGGTCAAGCTCTTCGTCTTACAGGACGGAGGAGGCTCGACGGCCGAGTGGTCGAACGTCTCGCGCCTGGGCTTCACGCCGGAAGGCGGGCGTCCGGTCTCGACGGTCGTCTGTGTCAAGCGGAAGGTCCAGCCGGTCCTCTCGCGGCCCCTGTATAACGGCTGCAAGGGCGACGACGTCAGCGCCCTCCAGCTTATTCTGGGCGGGATCGCGGCAGACGGCGACGCAGGTCCGGCGACAGCTTCCCGGATCAAGGTCTGCCAGAAGGCCCTCGGCTTCCCGTCGGCTCTCCAATGCGGAATCGTGTCAGCCTATACGGCCAAGAAGCTCGGCTACAAATCGAATATATAGTCCTTCCTGTTCGTCCTCCGGTGTCCTTCGGGCCCGGGGGCTTTTTTTATTGCCTTGGTGGTTTCTTTAGTGGTTTCTCTGGCTTCTAAAATCGTGAAAAAGAATGAAAAAGAATGAAAAAGAATGACAAGGATTAAAAACGCCGAAGCCTTGAAAAATCAACGAAAAACGCCGCAACCGTTGGAATTGCGACGTTCTCGTTTTGGCGGAGAAGGTGGGATTCGAACCCACGTTGAAAGCCTTCAAAGCCTTGAAATATCAATGTTTTGCGTTTTGGTGGTTTCTGTTGGTGGTTTCTGTTAGCATAAGCGACTCGAAGAAGGTGTCGCGCTTTTCGGCCCATTCCGCTCTGGTAGAGTCAAACATATTCGAGTAAACCTTGTCCATAACATACGGCGACGCCCAGCCTCCGGAGTCCTGTACGACCTTCGAGGGAGCTCCAAGCGTGGTCAGCATTGTCGAGGCGTATATGTGCCGGAGGTCGTGGAAGGTCATCGAGATCCCGGCGTTCTTCATCCGGCGCTTGAAGCGAAAATAGATCGAGTTTCTGGTCTCCGGTACGATCAGGCCGTCGAGGCCCTGCGTCATCCATGCCTTGTAGGCGGGCGTCTGATATATCAATGCCAGGATGTAATCCGGAGCCTTGACTCTGCGCTTCCTGGTCGCGGTCTTCGCGTCGCTCTTCGTGATATGCTGGGCGCCGATGTCGACCGTCACGCGGTCAATGCTGATAAAGCCGTCCCGGACGGAGCTGCACATGATCCCGCGGATCTCCGACATACTGAACGACATCCACATCGCCAGCAGCGTCGGAAGCTCGACCGAGGATCCGCGGACGGCTGCGATGACCCTCGCCGGATCCGGGAGATCCGGATGGCTGCTCTGGATCCGCGGGAGCCTGACGTCGAACGTCCTCTTGCAGACGGCCTTGAGGGCCGCGGAGACGAGCCCGAACTCGTTCTTGACGGTCTTCGGGGATAGTGCCCTGCCGGAGACCTTCGAGGGGCGCTTGAGCTCGATGTTGATGGCTGCCTGAACGTCGAGATCCGTCAGAGACTTCACCGGGCGGTCCATCAGATCGGGGAAGGCGTGAGCCAGGATCTTCTTGTAGGAGGACAGCGTGGTCGGGGATAATGTCTCGGAGAGATCTATGTACCTGACGATGGCCTGCCGGACCGTCAGATCCGCCGGGCGGGTCAGCTCTTCCTCGCGCTGGGCGAGGAGCTCGTGAGCGAGACGGCTGCACTCGGCCTTTGTGTCGGCCGTTATACGCCTGTATTGTTTGTGGCCGTCTACGGTGCCCAGGAACACTCTCACACTCCACCGTCCACTTGTTAGTTTTTTAGGGGTCAGCATGGCCGCTCTCCTTTTGTCTGTAAAGAGATAATGTTGCAAAGGATGAATGTATCGACAAGACCGAAAAAACCTCGCTACGGGGCGATTTTTGGCCTTCTCGAATGTTTCGTTGGTATTTCAACGCTTATAGCGTCCTGACGCGACGATGGTCTTCGCCATGTCCAAAAGAAGGTCCTGTCCTTCCTTGTTAAGGGCCTCAAACATGGACGTCAGGGCGACCCTCGGATTGTTTTCCTGATCCTCGAGCCCGAGCAGCCACGTCTCGGACACTCCCAGCGCCTTCGCGATAGCAGAGATCCGGCTCGCGGAGAGATCCACGAGGCCCAGCTCGATCTTGTTTATTGAGGATCTCGACACATAACCGACCTTGTGGGCGAGCTCCTCCTGGGAGAGCTTATTTACCAGTCTGGCGTTCTTTATTCGTGCTCCTATGTTTTCCATGTCATTTTCCTCCGGGCCCTCATTGTAGAACATCGCGAGACAAAAAGCAACTTTTTTCTGTTTTTTGTAGAATTACGGTTGACAAGGGAAGAATAGGTGATAAAATTGGTGTAGATTTTAATTCTACAAAGTCAAGGGAGGCGCCCATGAAGATCAAGGGAAGACTCGCAGATACCGGCGAAAAGTGCGTAATGGAGGCCAATGGCTTCTGGCTGGCAGATCGTGGCCGCAAGATCACGAGCTACGTCCGCATTGATAAGCCGGACAACAAGCAGTATTCAATGGATCGCAGGCGCCTTTTTTACGTCGAGACGGTCGACTAAAGCGCGGAAAGGAGGTAAACATGGACGGAAACCTGCTGAAGTACCACATGGCGAGATCCGGAAAGACCCAGAAGGATCTGGGCGAAGCTCTCGGGATCTCCGTCAAGTCGGTCAACGGCAAGATCCTCGGGAGGACGGAGTTCCGAGCCAGCGAGATCGGCAAGATCAGCCGGATCTGCGAGCTGACGCCCGACGAGGTCATGCAGATTTTTTTTGAATAAGGTGTAGAATGATATTCTACAAAGGAGTCAAGCATGAAACTGTTGAGCATTGACGACGTGATGGACCTCCTGGGCGTAGGCCGAGCGACCGCGACGAGGATCGTCGAGCAATCGGGAGCAGCTCTGCCGAGGCGGAAGGGACAGGCCTATCTGGTCGTCGAGTCAAAATTACGAGCTTATTTAGAAGCGGGAGGTAACAAGTGAAAACCAAGAAGGACAAACTGATCGACGCGCTGGCCGCTGTGGCCCTTGTGGTCGGGCTGGTCGTCATGACCATCTACATGGCGTGGAACCTCCCGGAACATTTAACGACTTGGAGGTAACGAACATGATGAACGAAAAACTTATCGCAGCAGCCTACAAGGAGCTGCGCCGCGCCTATGCCATCGGCGACATCCTCGGCATTTCGCTCTGGCGCGACGGCGGGATCCAATTGACCCGCGAGCAGCTGATCGAGCGCTTCGGGGATGGCTACCAGATCGAGCCCTTTGGCGATCGCTACATAGCCAAGATCTCGATCACCAACGAGTGCGGCGTCAAGTGGTTCGCGCTCTGCGCGGAGGAGGAACTCACGGAAGACGACAAGAGGAGGCTCGAAGAATGGCAAGAATAGAGGCTTATGCCTGGAACGACACGGACACGGTCCGCGAGATCAAGATCCAGCAGTTCGACGACGTCGAGAAGGCCCGGCTCTGGCTCCGGCACGCCAAGACCACGAACAAGATCCTGGCAACTACGCCGGAGGACATCGGCAAGGCCCGGGAGCTCCTCTGGGGAGGTAAGTGATGAGCTCGCTGTGGCCGATGAGCTTCGGGGTCAGGGTAAAGGTCCCTTGTCACGGCTGCAAGGACCGGACGCCGACCTGCCACCGGGCGGGAGAATGTAAACGCTGGGCGGAGTACCTCGATAAGCGAGAGGCCCGCCGTCAAAAAATCATAGAAGGACGCAGACGCGAAGGAGGTAACACAAATGGCTAAACTGTACGAAATTGATCAGGCGCTCGAGGCCCTTATGGAGGGAGCCTTCGACCCGGAGACCGGCGAGATCCTTGAGGACGCCTACGAGAAGATCGAGGCCCTCCAGGAAGAGAGGACGGCCAAGATCGAGGGGATCGCGCTCTGGATCAAGAACCTGAAGGCTGACGCCGCTGCCTACAAGGAGGAGAAGATGAGCTTCGCCGAGAAGCAGCGCGTGGCCGAGAACCAGATCGACAGGCTGGAGACGTTCCTGACCCGCTACCTCGCGGGCGAGAAGCTGAAGACCACGAGGGTCTCGATCAGCTACCGGAGCTCGCAGGCGGTCGAGGTCGAGGATCTGACGGCCATCCCGGTCGAGTTTCTGATCCCCGCGGACCCGAAGCCGGACAAGGCAGCCATCAAGGCAGCCATCAAGGACGGCGTGGACGTGCCTGGCGCGAGGCTCGAGGACAGGACCTCGATTCAGATCAAGTAAGGAGGCGGCTATGGGAGTCAAAGAGAGTGTTTTTACAAAGAGGCCCGGGTGTATGTTGCGGCACGTCAACATGAGCCTGACGCCGGAGAACCTTCAGCGCTACGTCGGCGGCTATATCGAGATCCTCCCGCTGGGAGTCTTCTGCGACCAGGACGTGATTCTGATCTGCAACGAGGAGGGCAAGCTCCGCCATCTGGAGCCGAACTTCGTCCTGACGTCGATGGGGAGCTTCCTCCCGGTCGAGGACGTAGTCGTGGGCGACGTGGTCTTTGCGGCCTCAAAGGGCGAAGAGATCGTAGGGCTCGAGGGCGACATCGTGGAGCTGCGTGAGTGGCTCATGGATCAGGGCGTGGTCTTTTATGAGTGAGGGCGAAATGAAGAAGCGGATCATGACAGACGAGAGGAAGCACGCCGCGGCGGTGCTCTTAAAAGAGGGCAAGACCGACGCCGAGATCGCCAAGCGGCTGAACTTTCCGACGGACATGATTACGGCATGGCGCCAGTCCACCGGGATCCCGGAGGCCAACAAGGCCCCGCGCAAGCCTTATAGGAAGCTGAACAGCGCGGTCACGACCTACACGGACCCGGCTCTGATCAAGGCCAAGACTGTGGAAAAGCCTGTGGAGATCCCGGAAGCTATCCCGGAGCCGGTCAGGATCCAGCCGCCGGCGCCGAAACCGGAGCCGGAAGAGATCCCGATCGAGGCGGCCACCAGAATTATCAAAACGAAGGACCGGGCATATATCGAAATGCTGGTCGCGTATTTACGAGTCTATTTAGAGTGTGAAACCCCAAGGAGGTAACAAGTATGGGTGTTCCTGTAATCATCTACGGCAAGAGCGGAGCCGGCAAGTCCAGATCGCTCAAGAACTTCAAAGAGGACGAGATCTACCTCGTCAACGTACTCGGCAAGGCCCTGCCGTTTAAGGGCAACTTCAAGTATATAACCAACACGGACGCCGTCCAGACCATCATGCAGGGGCTCTCCAAAATGCCCACCAAGACGGCCGTCATCGACGACTTCGGCTACATTATGACCAATCTGTTCATGCGTGGCCACGGAGGCGGCGATCAATTCAAGCTCTTCAACCAGATCGGGGACACCGTCTGGAACTTCATCAACTTCATTCAGGGCCCGGCGGTGGCTGATGACGCCATCGTCTACCTCGTCATGCACGAAGACGTGAACGAGGACGGCACGAACAAGCTCCGCACGATTGGGAAGCTCCTCGACCAGAAGGTCTGCATTGAGGGAATGTGCACCGTAGTGCTGCACGCAGTCATCAAGGGCGACAAGCACGTCTTCGAGACCCAGAGCAACGGCAACGGGATCGCCAAGAGCCCGGAGGGAATGTTCGAGACCGTCGAGATCGAGAACGACCTCAAGTTTGTAGACGAGGCTATCAGGAACTACTGGGGACTCAAGAAGAACACCACGAAGAAGGAGAGCAAGTGATGGCTGACGTCAACCGCGACAACATCAGCACCTTGCAGTACCTCGTGGACTGGGTATCAGATAATCCCTTGCGTTTTTCAAGAAGCGGAGATCTCGAAAAGTGGGGAATTATCAACCACGTCGACGGACATCAGCGGCTCTATATCGACAAAAAGGTGTTTGTCGATAAGATGAGCGAGGGGCTCCGGAGCTGTAAGAGCTTCTTCACATGGGCAACGACAAAAGGCCTTCTGATAACCGGAGACAATCGCTTATCCACGGTGGCTCGAATACAAGGGCGTCCTGTAAGAGCGGTGTGCATACTTTTGGACAAGGCGACGAAATTATTAAAAAGCGACTTGTCGGAGGGTAATCCCAGTTCGATTTTTTCCACAACATTTATCGAAAATACGGCGAAACGATTGGCGGTCAAGTACATCAACGTGCCGTGTTATGTGTATTTCATTACAGATGGGACTAACGCCGTCAAGATAGGAGTGGCAAAGGATATTCAAAAGCGCCTCGTTCAAATACAAGTGGACAATCCAAGACAACTGCACGTCCTCTACCAGATCGAGTGCGTCTCGGAGCGTCATGCGTTTGACGTGGAGAATGAACTACACAAAACCTACGGCGAATACCATCTTCAGGGCGAATGGTTTTCAATCAAAGACAAATTATTAGAGGAGGATAAAGCATGAAACCTATAACCAACTGGAACGACATACAGACCTCGGGCGACTTCAAGGCCCTCGAGCCCGGCGGGTACGTCATCAAGATCGAGACCGTGACCGACAACGAGGCGAAGAAGTACCTCGACATCATCTACGACATCGCGGAAGGGCCGGAGAAGGGCCGCTATGCGGACGACTGGGGCAAGGAACATCCCTACGCTCACCACCTCGTCAGATCCTACAAGGAGAGCGCTCTGGGAATGTTCAAGGGCTTCATCAAGGCGGTCGACGAGTCCAACGGCACGAACTTCTCCGAGCAGGCCAAAACCGGCATAAACGAGAAGGAGCTCGTCGGGAAGATCGTCGGCGTCGTTATCGGCCAGGAAGAGTACCAGAACGACTACGGCGACATCAAGCTCCGGCTGACGGTCCGCAGCGTCAAGAGCGCCCAGGACATCCGCGAGGGCAAGTACAACATCCCGGACGTGAAGAAGCTCAAGGACGAGGTCAAGGTCGAAGCTCCGGAAGGCTTCGTCCATGACGACGATCTGCCCTTCTGATGATCCTCGTCGAAGACACAAGGCAGCAGAAGGACAAGCACGTCCTCAAGAACGACTGGTGGAGCGCACACGGTGACAAGATCTGCCGTTGCGCTCTCCCGGTCGGGGACTATGCCCTCTTCCCGACTGTCGCGGTCGACACCAAGGCCAGTATGGCCGAGATCGCCCAGAACATCGGGAACGCCGAAGACCATGCTCGCTTCCGGCGCGAGCTGATAAAGGCCCGGGAGTTCGGCTGCAAGCTCTTCGTCCTGGTAGAGAACGAGGACGGGATCCGGAGCGTCGCAGACGTCGCCTTCTGGGACAACCCGAGGCTCGCGGAGTGCCCGGTGGCCATTACAGGCTCGAGGCTCTCGAAGGCTATGGCGACGATGGAGGGCAAGTACGGCGTGACCTTCGTCTTCTGCCGTCCTGATGAGGCGGCCGAGATGGTCAATAGATTGTTAGGTGGTAGTGATGGGAAATAGCTTTTTTAAGATCAACAGGGACCTCTTCCAGAGCGACATCTGGATAGACGACGAGCCCTATGATAGGCGGTCGGCGTGGATTTACCTGATAGGCATGGCGAACTATAAACAGACTCGTCGCTTTTATAAGGGATCCTTGCAGACCACGGAACGAGGACAGCTCCAGACGTCTGTGGAAAAACTCGCGAAGGCTTGGAAATGGAGCCGTGGCAAGGTGCGGAGATACCTAAAGGCACTCGAACAGGCCGAAATGGTACATACACACGGTACACCAAACGGTACAACCATAACCATTGAAAAATACGCAGTTTATCAAGATCGGCGACCAACTGATGGACCAGCAGACGGAACACCGGACGGGTCACCGGACGGGTCACCGGACGGAACACACAAGAAGAATAGAAAAGAAGGGAAAAAGAATAGCCAAGAAGCGCGCGCACGCGCGGGGGAGCCTTCGGCTGATCTCTGGGAAGATGACGAGGAAGACTTCGGCAGCTACCAGAGCTCCGACACGTCCAACCTGACGGACGCAGAGAAGAAGGCGCTGCTGCTGGCGTGGGAGCGTGAGGCGTTCAAGATGAGGGAGGGGAACAACTGATGGCTATTGAATACTGGATAGCGGCCCAGATGGTCGACAAGCTCTGCGCGAGGAACTTGATCCGGCGCCGGATAAACTCGACCGAGCGGGAGATGATGATCGCGGACATCCAGCAGACCTATGTGACCTGCGACCAGCGGATCCTGTACGAGGTCTTTATGGACTGGATCAACCAGGGCCACGACATACCGCAGCCGGCGGATCTGATACCGAGGGTCCGGGCGATCGAGAGGTCGAGCAAGAAGGGCTCGGGGCTGAACAAGCTCACGCCGGAGCAGATCACGGAGTGCAGGCAACTCTGTATCAGCCACAACGTAAACGGCCGGGGCTATCTGGAGCTGGTAATCGAAGACGATACCGGCAACAGAGCTCCGACGATCAGAGGGAGCTACGAGGCCTTCAAGAAGAGGCTCGTGGCAGCGCTCGAGGATGGGAGGATTAACTGATGGAGCAAAAGCACAAATGTCAGAACTGTCGGCGCCGTCTGATGGTGCCTCACCGTAACGGCTTCCCGGAGTACTTCTGCCTGCTGGACGGCCACGGAATGAGCCACAAGGAAGTCATGACGGACTGGTGTCCGAGATGGGCCAGAGATGTGAAGCTGGCGGAAGGAGGAAGCTGATGAGCGTATTGATTAAGGGCGTGTATATGCCGAAAAACTGCGGGGAGTGCTATTTTCTGAAGCCCGAAAAGTTTTATGTCTGTTGGTGCTATGCGGGTGGCTTTCCCATAAAGCCGGGCGAAACGGACTTGAGGGACGGTATGTGTCCGCTCGTCGCCCTTCCCGAACACCACGGACGGCTTGTGGATATGGACGAAGTGTACGGTGCAATAGACAACCTTATCGGGGAAGCTGAAGGGTCAACTTGGGGAAAACCGTTACAGGCCATGGGAAGTATGATAGGCGAATACTTGGACATTGTTGAAACGATGGTAGAAGCGGAGGAGTAAAGATGACAAACAAACAATACAGCGAAGCCCAGCGCATTATAGGCAGGCTCGAGGGGCTGGCTGAAGTCATTGACAACGACCTGCTGGCCGACACCGCGTTAGATCTGGTCATGCTCGTCGACGAGCTCTACCATCCGCGCGAAGAGATCCGCAGGCGAGTCGAGGAGCTGAAGCTGAAGGCCGGCGGAAATTACAACGTTAAGGTCGACGATGAGAAGCCGAGCTCGTACTTGTAGGGAGCTGCAAGGAGGTCATTATGGGCCGTCGGAAGATTGAGCCGAACTACATACTACCGCGGGAGGTCTATATGTCTACGCTCTGGTACATCCGGAACTACCGGCGCTGGATCCTCGACAAGGAGGCCATCGTCGAAGCCTCACCGCCTCCACCTGACGGCCAGCCGCGGGGAGCTGCCGCCGGAGATCCGACGAGCCGCGCGGCCATCAGACTGGCGATCGTAAGCGCGAAGCTGAAGCCGATCGAGCTCGCCCTGGATGAGATCCCGGAGGAATACCGCGCTGGGATCCTGGGCGCGATCATCGAGCGGCGCCGATACCCGGACTATGCCGATCTTACCACCTGGAAAAGGTGGCGCCAGCGCTTCGTGTTTTTCGTGGCCAAGGAGCTGGGCTATCACGAGGCGATGTACCGCGAAAAATAAAACACATCTGTTTTTCGTTTATTTTCGTGATATTTTGGTATCGGCAAAAAGCCACCGGGCGCTTCAACCAGTTCGTACACAGCAGACTCCAAGCCTAATCGAAAAGACTCCTCTGTTACCTCGGGGAGTTTTTTCGTTATGTGAAAACTATGGCCAAAAACTTCGCGGAAGCCTTCTACAACTCAAAACGCTGGGTCGCCTGTCGCAGCAGCTACATCTCCCAGCGGATCGCGATCGACGGCGGACTCTGCGAGCGCTGCCACAACGCGCCGGGCTACATCGTCCACCACAAGATCTACTTGGATCCGACGAACATCAACGACCCGGAGATCTCACTCAACCACGACAATCTGGAGTACCTCTGCCACGAGTGCCACAACGACGAGCACGTCGGGCGGGAGGCGCCGCTGTGCAGCTTCGACGCGGAGGGCCGACCCTGTGCCGCTACCTAAAAGCATAACAAAAACAACCAAGCAGAACGGCAAGGTCGCCGTCGAGTTTATCGACAACGTGGAGGCCTGCAACTATACGCTGGCCGAGCTGACGAAGGCCGCGCTCCGGGACATAGGAAAGGTCCTGATCCCGATGATCAAACAGGAGACGCCGGTCCTCACCGGACGGCTGCGCTCGTCCTGGCAGAAGTGGGTCCGCAAAGATAAAGCCGGCGAGCAGAAGCTCCAGATCGGAGTGTACTCTGCGTCGCAGGCGAAGAAGAAGGGCAAACCCTACGCCTTCCACGCGCACCTCGTCCTTCTGGGTCACGCCACGCGCAACGGCGGGTACGTCCACGGGAACAACTTCTTCACGAGGGTCGTTGAGCAGAACGTCGCGACCATCCGCGAGATCCAGGGAAAATATCTTTCCGCCATCGCTGACGCGAACGAGGCGGCACGGATCGTTGAGGCCGAGGAAGGCAAGGCGGAGGACTCGGATTGATACTGCACGGGGCAACCCCCGGGGCTACCCTACCTGCCCAGAAGCCAGGACACCGGAGGCTGGGCAACGATTTCCACGGGAGAAACCGCTTATAGTTTTTTGGAAAGCTCAATTATGGCAGCTAAAGCGAAAAAAACCGCAAAATACTTTGATATTCAGGACTTTTTAGATATGGCGAGTGCTTGTGGGCTCGAAGACAACCCGCTTTTTCTTCAGACACTCAAGAATTACGAGACCATTCAGAAGAGCCTGGCATTGATTAACGGCATTATCGAGGGCGAAGGCAGCACAGTCTCGAAGGAATACGTCAAAGGACGCGAGAATGTTTATGCACATCCCTTGATTAAGGAACTACCGAAGCAGATCGAGGCGGCAAACAAGGTCGCGCACACTTTACTGGACATAATCGCTACGCTCGGAAGGCCCGAGAAGCAAGACGAGCTGATGGAGTTCATTAAGAGATAAATGTTTACGGTTTACATTCACCGCAACAAGAGTAACGGCAAAGTTTATGTCGGCATTACCAGCCAGATCCCGAGTTATCGCTGGGGAGCGGCTGGACATGGATATAAAACACAGCGGCTCTTTTGGAGGGCCATCAAGAAGTACGGCTGGGAAAACTTTGAGCACATCATCGTTGCGGAAAAATTGACCAAAGAAGAAGCCGGACTATTAGAGCAACAGCTCATAGCCTTATATAACAGCACGGATCCCTCGCGTGGTTATAACAGCTCCATAGGCGGAGATCTTCCCGCTTTAGGATTCCACCATACGGAAGACGCCAAACGAAAAATCTCGGAAGCGGGCAAACTACATCCGCCAACGGTTTACTGCAAAGAAGCGGGAAATCAAGCACGCCGTAAACGAGTTTATCAATACTCGACCGGTGGCGAGCTGCTGAAAATCTGGGACTCAATCGCCGAGGCCGCAAGGTCTATTGGAGGATCTCCGGCTATATATCAATGCTGCGGAGGTCAGACAAAACAGGCGAGCGGCTATGTGTGGCGATATGAGGGAGACGGCTTTGATAAGTACGACACCGTCCAGAGATCCAATGAGGCCCGGAAGCAGCGCGTCGCCAAATGTTCGGAAGATGGCAAAGTCTTCGAGGTGTATAACAGCCAGGGCGAAGCGAGCCGGATGACTGGGATCTCCCAGGGAAACATCGGGGCGTGTTGCCGAGGCGAACGAAATAAGGCGGGCGGATATGTATGGCGAGTTATTTAGAAACATATTGTCGCGCTGTCCTCGACGGGAAAATTGTTGCCTGCGAGAAGATAAAGATAGTTTGCGACAAGCTCCTTGACGCAATTTACTCGCCAGACAAGTATCACTTCGACGAAGAACTCGCCAACAGGCACATAGATTTTATCGAGAAGTTTTGCTGCGTTCCTTCCGGAGACATCGGGACGCCCTTGCGGCTTCAGCTATTCCAAAAGGCGCAGCTACAAGCGGTTTTTGGTTTTGTTGACGACAACAACATTCGCCAATACAACGAGGTGCTCATAATCGAAGGCCGGAAAAACGGCAAGAGCTCGCTCCTCGCTGCGGTGATGATAGATATGCTTGTCAATGACGGAGAAGGAGCTCCGCAGATTGTGTCGGCGGCTACCGCTCTGGATCAGAGCAAGCTGGCCTTCAACGCTGCTTACCGGATGGTACAACAGAGCCCGATGCTCCGGAGCCATATCAAGAAGCGGGCGGCCGATTTATATTTTCCTCACAATATGGGGTATATAAAGGCCCTCGCCAGTAACACAAACACTCTGGACGGACTCGACCTGCATTGTTGCGTTATAGATGAGCTCGCAGCAATAAAGGACCGTTCGACCTATGACCTATTAAAGCAAGCTATGGGAGCGCGTAGTCAGCCGCTCCTTTTTTGTATCACCACAAACGGTTTTATCAGAAACAACATTTTTGATAGCCAATACAAATACGCCTCCGACCTTTTGACCGGAACCGTCGAGAACGAGCACTTCTTGCCTTTTATCTATGAGCTCGACCGGATGGAAAACTGGGACGACGAAGCTCATTTTATGGAGGCCAACCCCGGACTCGGGACGATCAAATCTGTTGATTATATGAAGCAGATGGTCCAAAAGGGCAAGGATGACCCGAGCTTTAAGCCTACGATTCTGGTCAAGGAGCACAACAAGCCACAAACATCTGCGTCTGCCTGGCTGACCTTCGACGAGACCTCGAGCCCCGGCACGATCGCGGAGACTCTGAAGGCTTACAAGTTCGACTACGGGATCGGCGGCTTCGACGCAGCCGACACGACGGACCTGAACGCTGCCACGATTATCTGCCAGAGGCCCGGGGATCCGCGGATCTTCAGGCGGTCGATGTACTGGATCCCGGAGAGCGTCCTCGAAGACGAGGAGAAGACCGGGAGCAGGCGCGGCCGCGACGGAGTGCCCTACCGGCTCTGGATCGACCAGGGCTGGATGAGGACCTGCCCTGGGAACCGGTGCGAGAAGCGGATCTTCCTCGAGTGGTTTAAGGAGATCAAGTACACCGAGGACATCTACCCGCTCTACATAGCCTACGACCCGTGGCACATCACCGAGGAGCTGCTGGGCGAGTTCCGGGCGGAGTTCGGCCCGAACGCGATGATCCCGATCCGGCAGGGTGTCCTGACCTTATCGGAGCCTATGAAGAACATGAAGGCCGACCTTCAGGCGAAGCGGATCATCTCCGACAGCCCGGTCGACCAATGGTGCCTGATAAACACTCACGTCAAGACGGACGTGAACGGCAATATACAGCCGGTTAAGTCCAGAGACCGGACCCAGCGCATAGACGGAACCGTGGCGTTCCTGTGCGCTTACCGGGCCCTCATGGACCACGCTGGCGAGTACGTCAACCTGAACAAGGAGACCACATGAGCATTTTTTCAAGTTTATTCCCGAAGCAGAGCGTGGAGATCGCGACCGCCGGGTACCTCCAGACGCTCGTCGGCTACGAGCCCGTCTTCAGATCCTTCAACGGAGGAGTCTATGAGGCCGGACTGTGTCGCGCTGCCATCCACGCCCTCGCGACTCACTCGGCAAAGATCAGGCCGGTCGTGACAAAGGACAAGAACCTCCAGACGATCCTCGAGTATCAGCCGAACCCGTGGATGGACACCTTCAAGTTCCTCTACAAGATCCGGACGATCCTGGAGTGCGAGAACACGGCGTTCATTGTTCCGCTCTACGACCGCTACTTCGAGAAGATCACCGGCTTCTATCCGGTGCAGCCGTCGAAGGCAGAGATCCGCGACAGAAACAACAAGAAGTACGTCGTGTTTACCTTCGCGAACCACAAGCAGGCGGCCATCGAGTTCGAGCGCGTCGGGATCCTGAACAAGTTTTTCTACAAGAACGAATACTTCGGGGAAAACAACTCGGCCCTCTACCCTACCCTCGACCTTCTGAAGACACAGGAACAGGGCATTAAGGAGGGCATAAAGCAGGGCGCGACGGTCCGCTTCCTGGGCAAGCTCGCACAGGCGCTCAAGCCGTCCGATCTGGAAGCCGAGCGCAAGCGCTGGGTGCAGAGCAATCTCTCGCTGGAGAACTCCAACGGGATCGCGCTGTTCGATACCAAGTACAGCGACGTCAAGCAGATAACCTCGCAGCCCTACGCCATCGCGGCGTCAGAGATCGAGGCCGTCCAGAACAGCGTCTACAACTACTTCGGCGCCAATAAGAAGGTCCTCCAGAACAGCTTCACGAGCGACGAGTGGAGCGCCTTCTACGAGGGCAACATCGAGCCCTTCGCGCTCCAGCTCGCGCTGGTCCTGACCAATATGCTCTACACGCCGGTCCAGAAGAGCCACGGCAACAGGGTCGAGATGACCGCCAATCGGCTCCAGTACGCCAGCGTGACCGACAAGCTGAAGGTCGTCCAGGGCTTAATGGATCGCGGGATCCTGAACAGGAACGAAGGCCGCGAGATCTTCAACCTCGATCCCATCGAAGGCGGCGACGAGTTTTACATAAGGGCCGAGTACACGATGGGGAACGGCAACGACGGAATGAACGAGTTCAACGAAGAGGAGGCCGCCGAAGCGGCAGAAAAGGAGAACAGCAACGATGAGTAAATCACTCGAAGACAAGCTCGAAAGGGGCCGTCAGTATAGGTCCTTCGATGTCAGCGAAAAGAATATCGCAACCAGAGCCGAAGGCGACACCGACATGATCGTCGAGGGGTACGCCTCGGTCTTTGACTCGCCCTACCTGCTCTGGGACGGCGGCGACTACAAGGTCTGGGAGAAGGTCGACCCGCGTGCTTTTGATGACTGCGACATGAGCGACGTCATCATGCAGTACAACCACGAGGGCCGCGTCTTCGCCAGGATCTCAAACAAGACGCTCGAGGTCCGTCCGGACGAGGTCGGCCTGTTTACCCGCGCCTTCCTGGGCGGGACCGAGCTGGGCCGTCAGCTCTACGAGGAGATAGCCGGAGGCTACACGACGAAGATGAGCTTCGGCTTCACCATCGAGGAGGACGAGAGAACCACCGAGTCCCACATCGAGAACGGAATCGAAATCATATCGGTCTTACGCACGATCACCAAGATCGGCAAACTATACGACGTTTCGGCGGTGTCCATCCCGGCAAACGACGCCACCGAGATCTCGGCGCGAGCCTACTGCGAGGGAGTTATCGCAGAGGTCAAGGAGGAGATCCGCGCAGCCGAAGAAGCTGAAGAAGCAGAACGTCAGCGTCAGGACAACATCAACAGAATCAAAACACTCGCGGAGGTATTCACGAAATGAACTACACCGAAATGACCGGCGAGGACCTCGAGCTCCGCATGGCTGCCATAGCCACCGAGTGCGAGGCCGAAGACGCCGACACCAACGCGCTGCTGGAGGAAGCCCGCGCCATCAAGGCCGAGCTGGAGACCAGACGCGCCGCGGCCGAAGAGAGAGCCAAAGAGCTCGAAGAGGTCGCAGAAACCCCTATAACTGAACCCGTAATCGAAGAAAGGGAAATCAAAATGGACAACATGGAAATCAGAAACAGCGCGGCGTACATTGACGCCTACGCCAACTACATCAAGACCGGCAAGGCCGAAGAGTGCAGAGCTCTCCTGACCGAGAACGTCGCCACCGGACAGGTCCCCGTCCCCGAGTTCGTCTATGACATCGTCAAGACCGCCTGGGAGAAGGACGGCATAATGAGCCTCGTCAAGAAGGCCTACCTCCGCGGCAACGTCAAGGTCTCCTTCGAGATCTCCTCGACCGGAGCCACCAAGCACACCGAGGGCGGCGCTGCCATCGACCCCGAGACCCTCGTACTCGGTATCGTCGAGCTCAAGCCTGCCTCGATCAAGAAGGTCGTACAGATCTCCGACGAGGTCTACGACATGAGGGGCGAAGAGTTCCTCCGCTACATCTATGACGAGCTCACCTACAAGATCGCTCGCTACACCGCCGACGATCTCCTCACCAAGATCAAGGCCTGCGGAACCGTCTCGACCAACACTCCGACCACCAACGTCGCCGTTGGCGTCCTCGAAGAGTCCTCGATCGCTCTCGGCACCATCGCCAAGGCCATCGCCAAACTCTCCGACGAGTGCGAGAACCCCGTCGTTGTTATGAACAAGCTCACCTGGGCCGCGTTCAAGGCCGTCCAGTATGCCGCGAGCTTCCCGGTCGACCCGTTCGAGGGCTGCCAGGTCATCTTCAACAACACGATCACCGCGTTCAGCGCTGCCACTACCGGCGTACCCTACGCCATCGTAGGAGACTTCGGTCACGGCGCTCTGGCCAACTTCCCGAACGGAAACGAGATCGACTTCAAGTTCGACGACCTCTCGCTCAAGAAGCAGGACCTCATCGAGATCCTCGGCCGCGAGTATGTCGCTTGCGAGGTCGTAGCTCCGAACGCCTTCGTTCAGATCATGAAGGAGGCCTAACGGCTAACGGCTACAACCTAACGGTTTAGCAATTAGGGCGGCGCTCATCAGCTCCGGCGTCGCCCTTTTTTATAAGGAGCTGGGAAGGAGCTGAAAATGAAGACACTCATAGCTATCCCCTGTATGGATCAGGTGGCGGCGGGCTTTTGCGGAAGCCTTGCCACGCTGGCGAAGGTCGGCGAGTGCACCGTCTCGATGTTGTGCGGCTCGCTGATTTACGACTCCCGCAACAATCTTTGCAAGCAGGCACTCCAGATCGACGCCGACTACGTTCTCTTCCTGGACTCGGACATGGTCTTCGAGCCGGATCTCCTCGAGCGCATGATGAAGCACATGGAGGACGGCAAGGACATCGTGACCGGGCTCTACTTCAGGCGGGGCTCACCGTTCACTCCGGTAATCTTCAAAGAGTTCGTGCCGGGCGAAGGGAAAGACGAGACCGTGGTCAAAGGCTACGAAGATTACCCCGCGGGCGAGATCTTTGAGGTCGCGGCCTGCGGAGGCGGCGCTCTGATGATCTCCAAGAAGGTCCTCGTGGACGTGGCTCTGAACTACCACACATGGTTCGATCCGATATTCCACGCGGGCGAGGATATGTCCTTCTGCTGGAGAGCTCGGGAGCTCGGCTACAAAATCTGGTGCGACTCGACGATCCCTCTCGGACACGTCGGCCAGATGATCGTAACGGAAGCCATCTATCACGCTACAAGGGACAAGGAGGCGAAGAAAAATGCCGAAAATTGAAATGAGAGCGACTTGCGTCACCAGCAAGGGCATATTCAAGCGCGGGCAGATCTACGAGATCCCCGAGGCCGGGCTGAAGGAGTTCACGCCCGAGTACATCAGGATCCTCGAGACCGAGATCAAGACAGCCCCGGAGACCAGGGCGAAGAAACCCGCAACCAAGAAAAAGACAGCAACGAAGAAATAGGAGGCCGAAGATGGCGCTCATCGACAACGTAAAAACCTCACTTGGGATCCTGGATCCGACGACGCCGACCCCGGCTACAATGGCCCGGACCGTCGATCTCCACGAGATCATTGACGCCTGCAAGGAAGACTTGAAGCAGGCGGGGATCCTGGAGACAGTCGTGGACGCCGAGGGCCCCTTCGTGACGCAGGCGTGCAAACTCTACGCTCGCGCTATGGTCAACTTTATGGGCCAGGGCGAGATCTGGCGGAGCCGCTACGAAGGCTACCGCGACGGGTACGCTATGCGTCAGGACTATATCACAGAGCCGGAACAGTAAAGGAGGGCGCCTATGTTTCAGGACTACGTCACTCTCTTAACTGCAACGACCACAACCTCGAGCGCAGGCGACGCGATAGACACCTTCACCGGGAGAGAGGTCTTCGCTCGCGTTGTATCAGCTAATGACCGTGAGAAAACGCTTGCGGCGGCCCGCGGGGAGACTGCGGAGTACGTCATTATCCTCTCGGATAAGCGTGACTATGACGGCCAGATCTATCTGGACTATGCCGGAGTCCGGTATCGCGTGATCGACACGCGCTTCTCGGACACCTCGCTGGAGATTCGACTGGTGGTGACAAAATGGCAGACACTATAACCATCGCGCTCCGGAAGGCGCTCCAAACCAAACTACTCGGAAAATGCAGCAAAGTCTTCTACCGGACCGCTCGCGGCGGCAACACCGGCGAGTTCGTGGTCTATGAGCTCTCGAACGTCATCGACGACGAGAACCTCTGGCAGACCACGCTCGAGGTCAACGTCCTCGGCCCCGGACAGAATACCGAGCCGGTCGAAAAGCTCGCGGATCAGATCTGGGAGGATCTCGACCATTGGTACTACCTGAACGGCGACCTGGGCTATACCTGCTACCAGCAGAGCCGCGCCCCGGTCAGCGAGGAGACCGACACGCTGAACCATCAGCGGCTCGTTTTCCTTATCCGCCTTTACAAATAACAAGGAGGCCAAAATGGCAAGAATTACTGGCTTAACCTCGACCACCAAGAAGAACCTCCAGCTCGACGCTGGGGCTCTCTACAAGGGCTGGGTCATGGGTACCGACACTCCGGGATCCTCGTCGTCGAAGCTGATCGGCGCGACCGTTGGAGGCACGACCTTCACGGCGACTCCGGAAGTCCGTCAGATCTCGGTCGACGGAGCCAAGGGACCGACCAAGGGCTACGAGACCATTGATAGCTGGACCGCGACCCTCGCGTTCACTATCAAGGAGTCGACCAAGACGGCCCTCGCGCTCGCCCTGGCTGCGTGCGACACCACGACCACGACCAGCCTCTCCGGATACTCGAAGCTCGCGGCCCGCGAAGGCATAGCTGACACCGACTACGTCAGCAACATCGCGTGGGTCGGAACGATCTCCGGATCCAGCGATCCCATCGTGATCATCCTGAAGAACGTCCTCGCCCTGACCGGTCTGACCTATCAGGCCCAGGACAAGAACGAGGCAGGCGTACCCGTGACGCTCACCGCGCACTACGACGTCTCCGACCTCGACGATATTCCCTTCGAGATCTATATGCCGGACATCGCGTAAGCGACACCACAAAAGGAGCTGAACATGAGAAAACTGAAAACCCTTGACGTCTTTGAGGCCCTTCGTCTCGTGCAGAAGTCGGGCCTTAAAGACCAACTCGTACCTCTGATCGAACGCTTCGCCAAGAAGCCGGAGGAGGTACAAAAGGCCGGGATCCTCGGGGTCCTGACGCTGATTGAGGTCTTCGCGGATAACAAATGCGAGGATCTGATCTACAAGTGGCTCGCGGGTCCGTTCGAGTGCGATCCGGACGAGATCCGGAACATGGAGCTCGACGATCTGGCGACAAAGCTGAAAGAGCTTA